TGAAAACATATCAAAAGAGATGTTTGATGTAATGCAGTCAAATAATGGCATAGGTCTAAGTGCTAATCAAGTAGGAATTGATGCGCAAATATTTGTAATGAAGACATATCTCACAGATGATAGAAACCCCATAACAGTAATAAATCCTGAAATAGAAGCTGTAGCAGTAAATATAATTTCAGAAAAAGAAGGCTGTTTAAGTCATCCAAATTTATTTTTAAATATTAAAAGATCAAGAGGAATTCGAATAAAATATCTTGACATTTCTGGAAAAGAATGTAATAATGAATTATACGATATCGATGCACGTTGTTTTTTACATGAATATGATCACTTACAAGGGATTGAATTTACAGACAGGATTAGTAAATTAAAACTCAATATGGCAAAGAAAAAACTTCGAAAAACTACAATAAAGGAATTATTATAATATGGTAGAACCGTCAAAAGATTTACAACTGGTTTTTGAAAAAGCAGTTCAGGATGCACGTAAATTAAAACACGAATACGTAACTCTAGAACACTTGTTATTTGCAATGCTTTGTGAAGAAAACTTTGTTAATTTATTGAAAAGTGTTAGAGTAGATGTTGATTACTTAAAAAGTAATCTAGAACATCACTTAAAGAATGGATGCGAAGAACTAAAAATTGATTTAAAAAAGTTCAAGCCAAAGAAAACATCGACTGTAGAACGTGTTCTTAACCGTGCCTTTACTCAAACATTGTTTAACGGCAGAGGCGAGATACATCTTGCAGATGTACTGTTAAGTTTGCTTAACGAAAAGAAAAGTCCTTCTGTTTATTTTGCAGAGAAAGCAGGAATTAATAAAGAAAACTTCGCAGAGTATGTAAAAAATGAATTACAAGAAATTCATTTAGAGGAAGAAGAAGTTTCTCAAGATGCAAAACGTGCTCTAGCAAAATTTACAACTGATCTTAATAATGAAGTTATAAAAGGTAAGGTTGATCCTATTATTGGACGTTCAGAAGAGCTAGAAAAATTAGCACTTGCATTAGGGCGCCGTGCTAAAAACAATGTACTAATGGTAGGCGATCCAGGTGTTGGTAAGACTGCTATTGCAGAAGGACTTGCTTTTAATATTGTTAACGAAAATGTCCCTAGTTTTCTTAAAGAATACAAAGTATATAATTTAGATATTGGCGCTATGTTAGCAGGTTCAAAATATAGAGGCGACTTCGAAGAACGTTTTAAGTTAGTACTTACTGCCTTAACAAAACAAGGCAAAACCATTATGTTTGTAGACGAAGCACATATGATGAACGGTGCTGGTGCTGGTGGCGGCAAAGATTCAAATGATCTTGCTAATATGCTAAAGCCTGCACTCACTAAAGGCGACTTAAAAGTTGTTGCATCTACTACTTGGGAAGAATATCGCAAGTACTTTGAAAAGGATCGTGCATTGATGCGTCGATTCCAACGTGTTGTAATTGGCGAACCTTCTAAAGAAAACACAATTGAAATCTTAAGAGGTATTAAGAAATATTACGAAGAATATCACGGTACAGAAATTACAGAATCTGCTATAGATGCAGCAGTTAAATTGAGTATAAAATATCAAACAGATAAAAAATTGCCTGACAAAGCAATCGACTTAATTGACGTTGCATGTGCTAGATTTAAAGTAAATGATCAGTTTGAAAATAAAATTATAGACGAAAAAGAAATTCAGTTTGAATTAAGTAAAATGCTTAACTTGCCAGAAGAACAAGTTGCAGAGCGTGAAACAGAAAATCTTGCAAATCTAGAAAAAAATATGAAACAATCTGTTTATGGTCAAGACGAAGCTATAGAAAGTATTGTAGATAAAATTCTAGTTGCACAAGCAGGACTAAAACCAGATGATAAACCAGTAGGTAGTTTTGTATTTATGGGTCCAACTGGCACTGGTAAAACAGAAACAGCAAAATCTTTATCAAAAGCACTCGGTGTAAAACTTGTACGATTTGATATGAGCGAGTATCAAGAAAAACATAGTGTTGCAAAATTGATCGGATCACCTCCAGGTTACGTGGGCCATGAAGATACAAGTGGTCAACTTATTGAAAAATTACAAGAAAATCCTAACTGTGTACTATTGCTTGACGAGATTGAAAAAGCGCACCCTGACGTATCGCAAATCTTATTACAAATTATGGATAACGGTATTATAACTGGTAGTAATGGTAAAGAAGCAGATGCACGTAACTGTATTTTAATATTAACAACAAACTTAGGTGCTAAACAAGCTGAAAAGAATACTATTGGATTTGGTGAAACTATGGAAAATGATTACGAAGACAAGGAACTAAAGAAGTTTTTTGCTCCAGAATTCCGTAATAGACTAGATGGTACAATTACATTTGCAAGCTTAACAAAAGAAGTAATGATGAAAATTGTTGGCAAGTTCCTTGTTGAATTAAAAGAAATGGTGCAGGACAAAGAAATTATAATCAATGTTACTGATGAAACACTTGACTGGTTAGTAGAAAAAGGCTTTGATAAAAAGATGGGCGCTCGTCCTTTACAGCGTGTAATCGATAAAGATATCAAACGTCCATTATCACGTGAGATGTTGTTTGGTAATTTAAAAGATGGTGGTACAGTAACCATTAACATAGAATCAGATGAGATAAAACTTACTACTACTACAAAAGATATTGTAGAAAATGAAAATATTTGAAACAAATAAGTTACATTATGCTCAATATTTGTATAAGTTAGATCTAACAAATGCTTTTGCGCCGTTCTTTAGAACTGAGTTTCAAAAAGGACGGCTGCTTTCTGCAAAAGCTGCGTTAGACGAAGCATACGAACGTATTCAAAACGGTTTACCATTATATAGAACAGTATACAGAGCACAAGTTCCTGTATCAGATCAAGATTTTTTTGATGCAAAAATAATTTATAATAATTTATTAGAAGCAGATAATTATAAACTTAGAGTTAATAGTTGGCATACTATTATAATATATAGTAATGATAAAGAATTTTTATTAAAAATTGCAAATGAAGTCGAAGAAAAAATGATTTCTTTTTGGGAACCAAAGCAAGAGAATATTAAATTATTAACACAACGGAAAAAAATATTAATCGTTGATCACGAACCAGAATTTATATATAAGGTATCTTTAAATTACAAACGTATTGATCCTAATTTTGGAAACTGGATTGATGCTAATCCTAAACTAGTAAAATGTGGTAAAAAGGCATTACAAAATATTAAAGAAGGATATGCATTTAATAATTATTTTTATGTAAAAAATTCTAAAGTTTTATCATTATTAAATCTAATGATTATAGGTAATATCAGTCGTATCGAAGAATTAGTTTGTAATACAATAATTGATAAATAGTTGTATGGCACAAAGTGAAATTATATTATCAAATCAAACACACCCAGGAGACAGTACTGTTGAGACTGTAACTGGTGAGAAGTTTAAAGGCGACGGTTACTACGGACGTAGTGATGGGTTCCATACCGTTCAGTACAACATAACCGGGTTCCAAGGTAAGATCAAAATGCAAGCAACACTTGCTGTTGATCCTGATGAAACTGATTGGTTTACATTAGATGAAACGGAACACCAAACTATTGGATTTGCCAACGATGGCCCAATTGCAACAGGATCTCATCTAAAAAATCTTACAGGAAATTTTGTTTGGGTCAGAGTAGCAGTAAGCAGCTGGACTGATGGTACTGTAAATAGTATTTTATTAAATCATTAAAGGATATGTAATGGAACATTTTGTAAGAGTAGTCTTTGAAAAAGATAACAATATAACTGAAAGTTTAGATGAATCTATCTTTCCAGGTAACGAACTACTCGAAACAGAGCAAGGTGCAAGTGTATTTCAAATACCTTTGCAAAGAGAACTTGACGAAAGTGAAGCAGACGCATATGCAGAACGTTTAGCAAATTATATGTTCGAGCAAGGGTATGACGACTTTGATATTGAAATTTCAGCAGATGGCGAAATAGACGAAGACGAAGAAACATACGAAGACGACGATGACTTTTATGAAGATTACGGTGTTATGTGGTACAATGATGACGATGATCCGATAGACGAAGCAGAGTATCAAGGACGTAAAGTTAAACTGGGCAAACCGATGCAAGGTGATGTTAAAAAGTTTAAAGTATATGTCAAGGATCCTAAAACAGGTAATGTAAAGAAAGTTAACTTTGGACACGGCGGAAGTAGTATTAAAGGTAAGAGTATGAAAATTCGTAAAAACAACCCAGCAGCAAGACGTTCATTTAGAGCAAGACATAATTGTGATAACCCGGGTCCACGTACTAAAGCAAGATATTGGAGTTGCAGAAAATGGTGATGATTAGAGAATTTTATAACAAACCAATAGATGATGCCAGTCTGCCATACGATATAGTTGATGATATGGCTGTATTTGTACGCAACGATCCTATGTTTTATCGTAAGAACTTTTTTCCTGCTATTCAAAAAATGAAAGCAAAAGGTTCTAATTTTGATCCGGTAAAAGAATTAAGTCCTATGATAGATAAAGCATCACACAACTACTGTAAAAAATTTAATATTAATAAACGTCCAGAAACTCTTCTAAATGCAGAAGAAAAGAAAATTCTTATTAACAAATTATATTCAGAAGAGATGACACAGATACGTAATGGATCATACTAATGCTATTAAGAGAATTATTCGAAGCAAAAGCAAGACGTATAGTAGCTGTAATGCCTGGCGGGTTTCATCCGTTTCATCCTGGACATAAGAGTCTTTATGATTGGGCAGTAAAAACATTCGGTCAAAAGAATGTTTATGTTGCTGCAACTAACGATACCGCAGCTAGACCGTTTCCTTTTGATGTAAAGAAGAAACTAGCAAGTATGGCAGGCGTTCCTGAAAGTAATTTTATACAAGTCAAGTCGCCTTTTAACGCTATGAGCTATCGAGATATTGTAGATGACAATACTGCACTTGTATTTGTACGCAGTCAAAAAGACAAAGCTGAACAGCCTCTTCCAGATCAAACTAAAAAGAACGGTGAGCCTGGTTATTTACGTACTTACACAGGCAAAGACCTAAACACATCAGATGAAATGGGCTATATGGCCTACGGTCCTACTATCAATTTTGATTTTTCAGGCATGCAGATTAAGAGTGCAAGCGAACTAAGAGCAACTTGGCCTGAAATGTCAGACGAGGATAAACTAAAGGCTGCTAAACTTATGTATGGCAATGGTGCACCTGTTGCAGTACAACTTCTAGACAAAGCATTAGGCGACACAGAAGCACCTGCTAACGAAGCAGAACTAAACGAAGTAGCACCGGCAGTTGCAGCAGTTATATGGATTCTTAAATGGACTATTAGATACGGTGCGTGGCCAGTACTAAAATGGTTACTAAAGAAACATGGTGGCAAAATCTTTGGCGGCGCTGCCGCAGCATACTATATTGATCAAGGCTGGGACTGGGTTAAGGACAAGATAGGTGCTGAATATGCACAGATGCTTATTGATAACAAATTTGAAATCGGTATGGCAGTTGCACTTATAGTAGGTGCTGTTGTTCTTAAAAAGTATATAGAAAAACAAGGCGAAAAACTTGTTAGTGCAAACGAATCGTTAATTGCGAGATCGTAATGGACGAACTAGAACGCATTAAGAAACTTGCAGGCGTTAATGAGTTTCAAGGTTACACAGAGTATACACTAGAAAATATTAGTGATGCTGCAAATTCAAATGCACGTAAGATGCGTAAAGATAATATTAAGCCAGGCGATAAAGAATGGTTCGAACTATGGTTTGGCCTTCCAAAAATGACAGGCGAAAATATGCCAGCAGGATTTAGAGGACGTAAAAAGAAATGATAAACGACAAAGACACTTGTAAAAGTTGTGGTCATAAGTGTCATTGTCATTCCCCTGATTGTAAATATTGTGTTAACGATGTTTGCATAAAATGTAATTGTAAAGAGGCACAATGAAAAAATGGTTCTACAAAATATGGCGTAGTTGGAACCCATGGTATGTACTAGAAGTAGATCACCGTGGTAAAATTCGTCGTATTGTTGTGTCAGATTTTAAAAAGAAAACGCCAAATCATATTAAAGGTAGAACTAACGACGGTGAATGGTTTGAATTAAAAAGTGCTACGCCTATGGATTACTATATTGAGGAATATAAGGAAGATTTAAAATGAAAATGTCAGACTTATCCGACTTAAATGAAGATGGAAGAATAGTAAAAGGTGTTAACACAACTCCAGATGTAAGCACTGATGAAATAAAAACACAAGCTGCAAAATTTGGATTTAATGTAGACAAGGACGGACGTCCGCCTACACTAAGTAAAAAAGTTAAAGGCAAATCAACTAACGTATTATTTAACTTAGGACTTGCTGAAGGTTACAAACTACAGTTAGAGCGTGACAAGCAGATGCTAGTTCTAAATATTAAAAACACAACAACAGGACAACGTACAGAAGTACGTGGTAAGCCGGGATACGAAACAGGCAACTATGATCCCGATGACGATTTACATCAACTGTTAGATACTATCGGCAAGAGCGTTGATATTTCACAACTAATGAATGGCGAGCCTGTAGGTATTAATCCTAAACATCCAGACAGTGCTAAAGCAAAAGCTGCTACTGATAAGGCATATAGCGAAGAACGTTATACGGCAATGGAATGGGCTTGTATAGAAGGTGGGCATTGCTTAGAAGATATACAACCTAAGAAGCGTAGCGACTTGTTTGCCCAAATGGAAAACTTTGCTGATGGTAAGAAAAAAGGCAAAAGCAGACCTGGTAGAGTAAAGAAGTCAGGTGCTAGTTGTAATGGATCAGTTACAGCACTACGCAAACGTGCTAAGAACGCAAGTGGTGAGAAGGCTAAAATGTATCACTGGTGTGCAAATATGAAGTCAGGTAGGAAAAAGAAATGAAAATAAATGAATTATTAGGCGAAGTAGCAACCGCAGGTGGTACTAGTGCTGGATCAATTGCTACTGTAGCAAGTGTACCAGGTGCTAAACGTAAAGTAAAAAAAGATAAAAATGGTATACCAAAAGCACCACAAGCAACAAATGCAGACGGTACTGCTAAAAATGCACTTGATATGAAGGCCAACGTAATGGGCGGCAAGACTATTAAGAGATAAATACTAATAATGTAATATGGAGCACTCATATGAGAGAAAAAGAGATTAGCGAAGGCCTAGGTAGTATGGCAGATATGGCCGAACGTGACCATGAAGTACAAATGGCTCGTGCAGACCTATATAAACTAGCAAAATATGCTATCAAACTACACGAAATGCTAAAAAGTGTAAGCGAAGCAGAAGGTTTAGAAGGCTGGGTACAGTCGAAGATTACTAAATCCGCAGATATGATTGGTAGTGTTTATCACCATATGGACTATGAAGAAAGTCCAATGTCAGAAGATCCAATGGGTGAAGTAACAGAAGCAAAAGATACACATTGCTCAGACAAGTGCTGTGGTTCAGATGTAAAAGCAGAAGATTGTACTTGCAAGCCGAGTTGCGAACACTGCAACTGTAATGCTGTTAGTGAAGGCAAGAGTCCACACAAAAAAGGCACTAAAAAGTACAAGAAGCATATGGCAGCAATGCATGCCGAAAGTCTACAAGATCGTCTATCAGCAAAGTTATCTGAAAAGAAGTAATGAAAAAGTTAGATATAGAACAAGCCGAACCGATTCGCAAGAAGTTTGCTCCAGACTGGGAAATTCGCAAAGGGAAATATCTATACAAGAAAGTAGCGTTTGATGATTATAATCAAGTGCTACGTTTTTTAATGGTTATTGAAAAACCACAAATCAAACTAGATCACTTTGCTAACATAGGAGTCTTCTACAACGAAGTTACTATGATGGTATATACACACGATGTCGGCGGGCTTACACAGCTAGACTTTGAACTTGCACTATATATTGACGAAGCAGTAAAACTAATGGGTGCAAAAAAGTTAGATGAAATTATTCCTGCAATTGCAGCAGTAGGTGGTGTAGCTGCAAGAGCAGTAGCCGGCACAGCAGCAAAAGCAGTAGGCAGATCAGTAGCAAATAGCATATCTGATAAACTTAATGCAAACAAAAAAAATAAAAAGAAACCGATTAAATCAAAGGATAGATAAAGTAATGCACTTAGTAAATTTACATCCAAAATTTACTGACTATCCTTATCTTACTAAGCCAATAGAAAAAAGTTTAGTAGAAACACTTCCGCTTAAAGACTTTGATAAAGACGGATACGAAGTTCCGACACCTTTAGAACATTTACATTACACAGCAAACGGTATAGAACTTAATAGAGAAATACAATTTCATATTGCTCCAGCACAAGAGTGGTATTACGATATGGAAGCAAGCGAACATCATTTAGTACTAGACCATTGTATGCTACTAACACGTTATGCATTTGCTGAAGAAGCAAGAGAGCAGTTAGAAGAAGTATGTGTAAAACGTCCTATACTAAAGAAACTATTAAATATCAAACCTAAATGGGGTATTGACTTTAGTTTAGACTTTGTAACACACGAGATTGTTATGGAAGTAATACATATCGAACAAGACTTTGATAGTGTAGAAGAAGCATACGATGCAAAAGAACGTCTGGAAAATATTATTGATAATACAGACTGGTACGAAGGCGCTATTAAATTATGGAAGCGCAAAGACGAATGGGAAAATCTAAGTTCTGATGACCATTCAGATTATAAAGCACAATTCTTTGGATGGGCTCGTGCTTTTGATAATAAAAAAGTATTTTCTACTTGACATTAACCTAAATATATTATATACTATAAGAAACAATGGAGATAATCTTATGAGTGATCGTACCTACGGTAGTGAAGAAAAAGCCAAACTAGAACGACTAGTAAAAGAAGGCGTAACAGTACTACAAGAAATTGAAGACTTAAATGAAGGTTTAAAGGAAACTGTAAAGGCTGTTGCAGAAGAACTTAATGTAAAACCAAGTTTAATTAATAAAGCTATAAAAGTTGCAAAAAATCGTGACTGGGGCAAACATCAAGACGAGTTTGAAGATCTTGAAACTATCGTTGCTACTACAGGATACGATAAAGATTAATGAAACTTTTAGGTTTAAGGCTTTGTGAACACGATAGTAATTTAACTTACTATGACGGTAATAGTCTTTACTATCACAAAACTGAAAGATTTTATCAAAAAAAACATCATGCAGTAAATGATATCTTTAAATGGAAAGAAGAGATTCATAGAGCTTGGAAAATCACAGAATCAGATATTGATGAAATTGCAATTATAGTCGACGCATGGAAATACGAAGATCGTGGATTTGATAGATTTTTCCCTGCAATTAACTGGAATTTTTTAAATACAAATATTCCTACAACAAGATTAAATCATCATTATGCACATGTTCTAAGTAATTATGAAGCTAGAAATATCACAGATGTATCTATTGTAATTGATGGCTATGGAGATTATGGTGTAGGACATACTGTTTTCAAAGATAATCTAGTAAAGGATATAGGAAATATACATACACACGGGTCTTTAGGTATAGAAATGTGTATGCTTGCAGAAAGTCTAGGAATTAAGGCTGGGCATTTTGTTGACCTAAGTGGTAAATTAATGGGACTACAATCTTTTGGAAAATTAGATAAAGAATTCTATAGTAATACTATTCGCAATTATGGAATGTTTAATCTAAGAGAATTATTTTCTTTCCAACGATGGGTTGAATATAAAAACAATGAAGTTCTTGCTACACATACTAAATTAGATTGGGTCAAGACTTTGCATGATGCCATTGGAGAAATTCTATTAAATTATTTTAAAAATTTTGCAAATAAAACAGATACAATTAACTATACAGGTGGAGTAGCACAAAATGTAATATGGAATAGTAAAATTAGAGATTATTTTCCAAATTTAATCATTCCTCCACATTGTGCTGATGACGGTCTAAGTCTAGGTGCTGTAGAATATTTAAGAATAAAAAATGGGATGTCTGAATTTAATTTAAATAATTTTCCATATTCACAAAATGACACATCAACTGATTGTGTATCAGACGAAATTATTGAAAAAGCTTCACAAGCATTAAGTGAAAATAAAGTTGTTGCATGGTATCAAAATAACGGTGAAATAGGTCCAAGAGCACTAGGAAATAGATCAATCTTAATTAATGCTGCTGATAAATTTGCAAAAGAAAAAATTAATAGAATAAAAAATAGAGAACATTATAGACCTTTTGGTGCTACTGTGTTAGAAGATTGCAAGGATGAAATATTTTATGACTTAGGAAAAAATCCTTATATGTTATATGTAGGTAAAACAATTGACAAAGAAAAATACACTTCGATAACACACGTAGATGGTACTAGCAGAGCACAAACTATTACTGAAGATTTTAATAAATCTCTTTACAAATTAATGAAAAGATTTTATAATAAAACTAATATTCCTGTAGTTTTAAATACTAGTTTAAATATTGCAGGTAACCCGATTGCAAGTACAACACAAGAAGCTATTACTTTATTCGAAAATTCAGATATAGACGTATTAGTTATAGGAAATGAATATTATGAAAAAAATTAAAGACTTTTTGTAATATATACATATAGAGTCGTTCACTTACGAGCAGGTAGAAGGTTAGTTGGCCATAAGCAACAAAGGAGAATAAATGAGTTATGTAGACGCTTTTTTCGATCGAGGTCAAGATATTATTCGAGTTGTCGAAAGAAAAGATGGTAAAAGAGAATATCAAGAGTATAATGCAAAATATACTTTTTATTATAAAGACGAACGAGGCAAGTACAAAAGTGTGTACGGCGATCCTCTAAGTCGTATTGTATGTAAGAACACAAAAGACTTCCGCAAAGAAGTTGCTATTAACAGAGATAAGACGCTTTTTGAAAGTGATATTAATCCTATCTTTCAATGTTTGTCGGCAAATTATCTTAATCAAGATGCTCCTAAACTAAACATTGCTTTTTTCGATATTGAGACAGACTTTGACCCAGAGCGTGGATTCGCTGATCCTGCTGATCCGTTTATGCCTATTACAAGTATAAGTGTATACTTGCAGTGGATGGAAACAATGATATGTTTAGCAGTGCCTCCCAAAACACTTACTATGGAGCAAGCTGAAAAAGAACTAGAAGGCATTGAAAATGTAATGCTGTTTGAAAAAGAAGGTGACATGATTGACACGTTCTTAACACTAATTGAAGATGCTGATATTTTATCAGGTTGGAACAGTGAAGGTTATGATATTCCATATACTGTTAACAGAACAAGTCGTGTACTAAGCAAAGACGACACACGTAGATTTTGTCTGTGGGGGCAATTGCCTAAGAAACGTGAATATGAAAAGTATGGGAAGCAAGCGGTTACGTTTGACCTAATAGGTCGTGTACATTTAGACAGTTTAGAACTATATCGTAAGTACACATATGAAGAACGTCATACATATCGATTAGATGCTATTGGTGAAATTGAAGTAGGCGAAAACAAGGTGCCATATGAAGGTACACTTGATCAATTATACAACAACGACTTCCGTAAGTTTATTGAATATAACATTCAGGATACTGCACTACTTGACAAGTTAGACAAAAAACTACGTTTTATTGACTTGAGTAACACTGTTGCACACGAAAACACTGTGCTATTACAGACTACAATGGGTGCTGTTGCTGTTACAGAACAAGGTATTGTTAACGAAGCACATAACAGAGGTTTACAAGTTCCTAATAGACGTCCACGTGACGATACAGAAAATACACAAGCTGCTGGTGCTTATGTTGCGTTTCCAAAGAAAGGTGTGCATAAATGGGTTGCTAGTATGGACTTAAACAGTCTATATCCGAGTGTAATTCGTGCATTAAATATGGCTCCAGAGACTATTGTAGGACAAATACGTCCTGAGATATCCGAGGCCCGAGTACACGAAGACATGAATCTTAAGAAGAAAAGCTTTGCAGGTAGCTGGGAAGGACGCTTTAGTACTGAAGAATACGAAGCAGTTATGGAGAAACGCAGAGATATTTCGTTAACTGTTGACTGGGAAGACGGGCGTACAGATGTACTAAGTGGCGCCGAGTTGTATCAAGTTATTTTTGATAGTCACATGCCGTGGATGATCAGTGCTAATGGCACTATCTTTACAATGGAAAATGAAGGTGTTATTCCAGGACTACTAAAGCGTTGGTATGCTGAACGTAAAGACATGCAGAAGATGCTAAAGAAAGCAAAAGACGCAGGTAACAAGGCAGAAATTGAATACTGGGACAAACGACAGCTGGTTAAGAAGATTAACTTGAACAGTTTGTATGGCGCTATTCTTAATCCAGGCTGTAGATTCTTCGATAAACGCATCGGACAATCAACTACACTGACTGGACGTACTATTGTTAAACACATGAGTGCCGAAGTTAATAAAACTATTACAGGCGAGTATAATCATGTAGGCGAGGCAATGATATACGGCGATACTGACTCTTGTTACTTTAGTGCATGGCCAATACTTAAAGATGATGTTAACAATGGTAAACTTGAATGGTCTAAAGAAAAATGTATTATACTCATGGATCAAGTATGCGAACAGGCAAACACAACATTTCCAAAGTTTATGGCAGAAGCATTTCACTGTCCAAAAACCCGTAGTGATGTTATTGCAGCAGGTAGAGAAATTGTAGCACAGTCTGGATTGTATATTACTAAGAAACGTTATGCAGCATTAGTAATTGATAATGAAGGCTTTAGGACTGACGATGATGGTGTAGGCAAAGTAAAAGCAATGGGCCTAGACTTGCGTAGATCAGATACACCTGTGTTCATGCAGGACTTCTTGAAAGAACTACTGCTAATGGTACTAACAGATGTTCCGCAACAACAAGTACTAGATCGTATTACAGAATTCCGCAAGGAGTTTAGTGCAAGACCTGGTTGGGAGAAAGGATCTCCTAAACGTGCAAACAAAGTTGGACATTATCAGAGACTAGAAGAAAAACAAGGCAAGGCAAATATGCCCGGGCATGTTCGTGCAAGTCTCAATTGGAATACACTAAAGCGTATGAATGGTGACAAGTACTCGCAAGAGATTGTAGATGGTATGAAAGTTATTGTTTGTAAACTTAAACAGAATCCACTAGGATATACAAGTGTTGCATATCCTACAGACGAACTGCGTATTCCGGAATGGTTTAAAGAACTGCCGTTTGACGATTCAGCAATGGCAGAAACTATTATTGATAACAAACTAGATAACTTGATTGGCGTGCTTAACTATCCATTAGAGGATACTAAATCACACACTACATTTGGTAGTCTATTTGAATTCGGAGATTAAAATGAAAATCGGTTTTACATGTTCAACCTTTGATTTATTACATGCTGGACATATACAAATGTTACGTGAAGCAAAAGGACAATGTGATTATCTTATATGCGGATTACAAACAGATCCTAGTGTAGATAGGCCAGAAAAAAATCCACCAGTGCAGACTATTGTAGAAAGATACACACAGTTAAAAGGTGTAAGCTATGTAGATGAGATTATTCCTTATGGTACCGAACAAGACCTAAATGATATCTTGACAATGTACAATATTGATGTTAGAATATTAGGTGAAGAGTATCGTGAAAAGGATTTTACGGGCAAGGATATTTGCAAGAAGCGGGGTATCCAGCTACACTTTAACAAAAGAGATCACCGCTTCTCATCCAGTGATTTGCGTAAAAGAGTCACAGAAAGAGAAACAAATGGATAGACAAACTGACCCTACTGCCCAAGAGCTAAGAAAAATTTTTGTAGAAAATCAACTAGAGTTTTTTATTAAAGAAGAAACTAAAGGTATTATCAAAGTACACTTTATAATAAACACTGACGAAAAGGATATTTAAATGACTGACGGACCTTTTAAGAACGCATTTGATGCAGATACTAACGGCGTAGTGCGTCGTGAGATTGTAACATATCGTATGAAGAACGGTATTATGGTCAAAGAAGAAGCATGTCGTGATTATTATAAAAGTGGTGATTATCATGATAGTCAAAGTACACAGCCACTAGTGGAGAGATAATATGTGGACACTTTGGATCGTAAGTAGCGTTATTGGTAGCACAGAACCTAAATACACTCGTTACGAAGAGTTTGAAACTAGTACGAGCTGTCATATTGAACAGGCTGTACTAGAAACAGAATTTATACAACACGAAAAGGCATTTTGCATAAATGAATAAATTTATTTTTGATGTAGACGGTACACTTACTCCTAGTAGAAGATTAATGGATGCAGAATTTAAGTCTTACTTTTTAAAAGTTATAGAACAGTTTGATGTGTTTCTTGTAACAGGAAGCGATTATGCTAAAACAGTAGAACAATGTGGTCAAGATATTTGCGAGTCAGTAAATGCAGTATATAATTGTAGCGGAAGTGAAAAGTGGATATCAGGAGAATGTGTAGTAACTACTGAATGGATGATGGAACGGCAGCCTTTTCAATGGTTAGAAAAAAGACTACAATATAGTAAATTTCCGTTGCGTACTGGAAATCATTACGAACACAGAACTGGCATGATGAACTTTAGTATTGTAGGAAGAAATGCAAATAAAAAACAAAGACAACAATATGTAGAATGGGATACTAAAGTAGGTGAACGAAATCTAATTGCAGATAAGTTTAACGAATTTTGGTTAGACCTTGAAGCAAGGCCAGGTGGTGAAACAGGAATTGATATAGGTCCAAAAGGTTCTAATAAATCTCAAATATTAAAAGATTTTAATCAAACTGATAATTTAATCTTTTTTGGAGATCGCATGGACGAACAAGGTAACGATTTTCCGTTATCTAATGCTATTGTACATGGAGTAAATCATCATGTAAGTGATTGGCAAGATACAATGAAGATACTACAGGAGAATTATTTATGAAACTAGGAATTGCAGGATATGGATTTGTAGGCAAAGCACATCATGAATTTTTTAAAAATTGTAACGATGTAGTAATCACTGATCCAGCATATGATAATTTATTAGATAAATTTCCTACAGATGTATCAGCTATAATAATATGTGTTGCAACTCCGCAAGACAAAGATGGAAGTTGTTATATACAAAATATATTAGATGTAATTGAGAAATCACCAAATGTACCTTTCTTGATTAAATCAACATTAAGCTTAGAAGGTTGGAATAAAATTAAAGAACATTATCCAAATGCAAGTCTAACATTTTCCCCAGAATTTTTAAGAGCAGAAACTGCTGTAAATGACTTTTTAAAGACAAAGGTATTTTTACTAGGAGGTGACGACATAGGCTTTTGGAAAACAGTTTTTGCAAACACAAATAAAGATTTACAATTTGAAGAATACAGTGCCGAAGAACTTATACTAACAAAATATGTTAGAAATAGTTTTTTAGCATTAAAAGTAGCATTTTTTAATCAAATATACGATTTGTGTCAAGCATCTAATATTGATTACAACAATGTTACTAAAGGCGTGACTCAAGATAATAGAATAGGTAGTAGTCATACTACAATTACTAAGCAACGAGGTTTTGGAGGACATTGTTTTCCAAAAGATACAAGTGCTATTTGTCATACAGCACATAATAAATATGGAGTAAATTTGAGTATATTAGAAAAAGCAATAGAATATAATACTCAAATAAGAAAAAAATAATGAAAATTTTATTAACTGGACATCGAGGATTTATTGGTAGTGCATTATTAGAACGTCTTCGTAAAAATAATCAAGTAATCGGTTTTGATTTAAAAGACAGTGCAGACCAAAATTTATTACATTGCGACTTTAGAGAAGAATTTGATTTAATTATTCACCTGGCTGGTAAAAGCGGAGTGCGTGAAAGTTTTACAGATCCTGCAGGATATTGGAACAACAACGTAGAAGCAACACGTAGACTGTTTGAACGCTATCCTGATACACGTATACTATACGCGAGCAGTTCGAGTGCTTACGAGCCCGATTTGAACCCTTATGCTGCAAGTAAGTACATCATGGAAGAGCTTGCTGAACGTTATCCTGACACACTAGGTATGCGTTTTCATACAGTGTACAGTGATAATTGTCCTAGAGAGAACATGTTCTTTAACAAACTGCGTAGCGGCACACTAGAATATATTACTAGACACTATAGAGATTTTATTCATCTTGAAGACGTATTAGATGCAATTGAGATACTGATACAAAAAGATCATATCAATGGTACAATTGATATTGGTACGGGGCATCCTGTTAGGATCCAAGACTTAGCACCAGATCTACCGGTGCGTCTAAATACCCCGGGAGAGCGGAACTGGACTTGTGCTAACACAGAAAAAATGAAGGCACTTGGATTTAAACCTAAATACTCAGTAGAAAAGTTCTTGACAAACACCGATTTAGGTAATATAATAAAACTACACAATGGAGAAACAGTATGAAAGACATCCTACAAGATATTGTAGCACACACGCACTCGCTAGGCTTTTTAAGTATTGTAAAAGTTTCAGGCGAAAACGAAACAACAATTGATTCAATGGCAGAAGATCGTTCTGTTATTTTAAGTGCAACAACAAACCATAAGATTGCAGACGGTACATTTGGTATGCCTAACTTAGAAAAGTTAGCACTACATTTAAAAAATCCAGAATATCAAAAAGATGCAAAAATTGAAGTAGTACAAGCAGATCGCAATGGCGAAACTATTCCAACACACATTCATTTTGAAAACAACGCTGGTGATTTCCAAAATGATTATCGCTTTATGAATAAAGCAATTATCGAAGAGAAATTGAAGACTGTAAAGTTTAAAGGTGCAAGTTGGAATGTAAGTATTAATCCGAGCATCGGTGCTATCGGACGTATGAAGTTGCAAAGTGCAGCACATTCAGAAGAACCTACGTTTAACGTAACAACTGCTGAAACAGGCGGAGTAACTGATCTTGTGTTTAGTTTTGGCGATGCAAGTACACACGCAGGTAAATTTGTATTCGAGGCTGCTGTAGAAGGCAATCTAGCTCACACATGGAGTTGGCCAGTATCGCAAGTACAAGCAATTCTTGGATTAAGTGGTGATAAAACTATGAGTATTTCAGATCAAGGCGCAATGCAAATTAGTGTTGATAGCGGTATGGCAACTTATGACTATATTCTGCCTGCGCAGAGTAAGTAATTTATGACATCGGATCAAATAACATTTGCAATATTAAGTTGGCTAGCGTTAACTAGTTTCATTTACACTGTTACTGGTTGGCGCAATATTATAGACTGTTACAAACTTTGGTTTACTAGAGCATATTGGACAAATTATAATATTATTGAAGCAGCTAGCTGGATTGCTAAAGCTATTATTATCATTCCGGCACTTATATTTGGCATTAATATTTGGCAACTATATTTTATTGCACTTTTTACTAGTCTATCCCTTATATGGGCAAGTAATAAAAAACTTTTACCTACACTCGTTGGCTTTAACACTTTGTGGATTTGGTTAAGTATGATGGTAATTTCACAGAATTTAATAGGAAATTAAATGAATAGAGATTTAACTACTACACAAAAAGATTATGCTGTTTTTCTACCTGCGCTAAGTGGTTTTTATGCTACTTACGTAGGTAAACAGCGTTACGACGAATATGTCCTTAAAGATAGAATGCCTTCAAACTTTCCAAACAATTGTGAAAGTTTAAATTATCTTAATCCTGATCAAGGACTATTTAATTATCACTGGACTTTGTACTCTGCAGGACACGCTGAACTAGATGTTAATAAACACGCTCCTAAAGAAGATATGGTGCGTAATAGAGATAGGAACAACAGTTGGATACTCGGCGACTCAGGCGGCTTCCAAATTGGTAAAGGCGTTTGGGAAGGTAACTGGAAAGATCCTAGTTGTCCTAAAGCACAGAAAAAACGTGAGCAAGTTCTTACGTGGATGGATGCTTACATGGACTACGGAATGATCCTTGATATTCCAGCCTGGGTAGCACGTTCGCCCGAAGGACAGAAAGCAACTGGTATTAGTAGTTATATGGAAGCAGTTGAAGGTACTTACATTAACAACGACTGGTTTATTCGTAACCGCAATGGTAACTGTAAATTCCTAAATGTTTTACAAGGTGAAAATCATGCTGATGCAGAAGATTGGTATCAGCGTATGAAACAGTATAGTGATCCTAAGAAATATCCAAACGAACACTTTAACGGCTGGTCAATGGGTGGACAGAACATGTGTGATGTACACCTAGTTTTAAAAAGAATTATTGCTCTTCGCTATGACGGATTATTAGAAAAAGGTGTGCAAGACTTTATGCACTTCTTAGGTACCTCTAAATTAGAATGGGCTACGTTGCTAACTGACATACAACGAGCTGTTAGGAAACATCATAATGAAAACTTTACTGCCACATTTGACTGTGCTAGTCCTTTCCTCGCAACCGCTAATGGACAGATATACATACAAAATGAAACAGAGGATCGTTCGAAATGGACATATCGAATGGTGCCGAGTGTTGACAATAAAAAATATGCTGCAGACAACCGTGGATTTAGAGACGCTGTTATATCAGATGGGGTATTTAAAAACTTTGAAGACTCACCGATTACAGATGGACTCAAAGTATCAGACGTTTGCACATATGCTCCCGGAGACCTAAATAAGATAGGCAAAGAAGGAAAGACATCATGGGATAGTTTTAGTTATGCTATTCAAATGGGTCACAATGTATGGAGTCATATTAATGCTGTACAAGAAGCTAATAGACAATACGATAACGGTATTGTGCCTAGAATGCTTGTACAAGAAAAACATGACCGACTTTATTTTAGAGATGTTGTAGATGAAATTTTTGCTACTGACGACAAAGAAAAGGCATTAAAGTTAGTCGACGATCATAGTCGATTTTGGATGGCTATACCCGGTACAAGAGGTGCGATAGGTAAAAAGACTGTAAATGCAAGTACATACTTTGGAGCACTATTTGATGTAAAAGAAACTAAAAATACTGACGAAAAAGAACTAGACGAAACTAAATTAGAGGAACTTGAGGATGAGCAACTTTGAAGACGAAGTAGACAAACTACAGGCGCATTTAGAAGAACTTACACGCAAACACAGAGAGCTTGACGTTGAGCTTGAAGTAGAGTATAATAATATAAACATTACTCCAGAAGTTCGACGTTTAAAAACTATGAAACTATATCTAAAAGATGAAATACATCGTATTCACACAAAACTAGGACAGCTACAATGAAGCGTGATTACGACACAGGCGAAGCAGATAGTATTACGTTCTTTACAGGTGTAGAAGTTGAAAAGACTCCTGCGTTCGGAATGAAGACACTGTTTGTTACTGGTATTCAAGACTACAACGAGATTATGAAGTACTACGAACAAGAAGGTTGCGAACATATTTTCTTTGGTGCTAATCATAGTTATAATCCTATAACATCGGATGAGTTTGAAAACTGGGATCTAATGATTCGTGCGTTTACTGATCAAGGTATCCTTTGTAGTTTAGACATTCCAAGCACTATTAACCTTGAATGGTTTTTAGACGGCGGGCTTGTTGAAAGCAATAGTTTTATTCCACAACTTCGTGTTGTAGTCCCATATGTTGCACAGTGGGGATACAATGCAATGATTAAAGTCGACGACAAAGACTTTAAAGCAAGTAATCCAGGCGTTTGGTGCCATAGCCTGCATGACTTGATGGACCGTGATAAATTTACGGATTGGAGCAAATATGGCCTTGACAAAGTTCTAAAGTGAAAGTATACTT